TTCCATTACAGCTTGAGCACCACTTGGAGTAACGGGATCAAATAATGTAAACTGGATTGTGTTCCAAGTAGTTTTTCCTTTTACAAAGCGTTGTACATTAATATGGTTTAAAGCTACTGTACCTTGGGTAAGTGAAACAGCCCCCATTCCTTTTACAATGTAAGAAGGAAATCCATCTATATACATTACAAACCTATTCTGTTGCTTAGGTTCAAAAGCTGTGTAAAAAATCTCGTTGCTATTTAATACTGCCATCTTGCGTAATTATTTTATTATAAATATTCTATTTTTAATTCTTTATGACGGGAATGTAGCTCCAGTTGGTAATACATTGAAATCTAATAGAATAAATTCAGCTGTTTTAGTTGGTTGTAAATAAATCTGACCAACTAGCTCATTTCTATCTACTACATCAGCGGTATTATTAGTTTCATCCATTACTACTTTGAAAGCGTATAATCCTTGTCTTTGTTGGATACTTTCTAAGTATGGGTTAACTTGAGTTAAGAAGCTATTTCTTGTAGCAATTGAATTTTGTTCAAATACTAAGTTGTCTGAAACTTGAGAGATATAGCTCTTAAGTTCAATTAACAATCTTCTTACATTCACACGATCTAGTGCACTTGAACGTTTCTGTAATGTTTTCTGACCAAATACTACAACTCCACTTCCTGGGAATGTTGCAATTGGATTAACATTTGCAGTGTACAAGCTATCTCTGTTTCCAGAGGTAAGTTTTCTTTCAGCTTTAATTACATTTCCTAAAGCACCTCTAGTTAAACCAGCAGGAGCAAACCATGCATCACTTGAAGCATCTGTAAAGGCATATACTCCAGGAATCATAGTTGAAGCAGGTACCCAAACTGTTTGACCAGCACCATTTAGAATTTGTAGCCATGGCCAATATGTAGCCCCATAGCTTGAATCAAATGAAGTAGCTTTAGTAGTAATTGTACTTACTGTTTTACTATATCCAGCTAAATCAACAACAGCAATACAATCTTGACGTGTATCTGCTAATGATATTAATGAGTTTACTTGGGGTGCATGGTCTGTGGCATTTAAGCCAGGAATAGTAATTAAATTAAATCTATAATCATCTTTATTAGCTAATAAACTAATAGATTCATTATAACTTGCAGGGGATATCCCTTGGATATTAGTTGATGTAATGTTTTCATTCCATAAAGCAGAACTAGATTCAGCTGTTAATGTAAATAATCAGAGGTAGGTTGTGCTACGTTACTAACATATATATACTTGCTTTTATTTACGTAATTACCGTGAGATTTTACATAATGATCAGCCCCATCACTACCTACGCTATAGTAAGTATCTCCAATTACTCTAGAAATGTAATTATTAGATTTTGGATCTAGAGATACATTTTGAAATGTTTCTAATACGTTCTTTTGTTTTGAACTATCATCTCCTCTACGAATTATAACACTAAAAGTTCCTGTAGAAGTGTTTGCTCCTTGAATTTCATAGCGGATATTATCTTTACTTCCACTTGCTAAAGTACCATTTGAACCAGTAGGACCAGTACTATTCATAATAGTACCTTCAGATATAGTAGTTAAGGTAAAAGATGCAGTACTACTAGAATCAACTACTTCAGCTTCTGCACCTGTCCAGCTACCACTTTGTACACGAGTAACTAGTAATGAAGTTCCTCCTTGAGAAAAATAGTTTCTAGCAGAGGTTGCATTTAAATATTCATATTGTTGTGAACCACTAGTAACTGTATCTCCAAAAACCGCTTGATATTCACTAAAAGAACTAACTAGGGTTGGAATTCCTACTGGTCCTTTAACTGCAGGGCCGATAATAGCAGCACCTGCTTGAATAGGTTGTCCTTGGATAAATGATTGGTCAGTTTCTCGGGCTAATACACCAGGAGATAATAGAGTTTCTGCCATTTTATATCTTTATTTAAGTATTATTTTCTTATAAATATGAACTACTTCCTCAAAAAAACACCTATTTAGATGGTTCTATTAAAGTAAGTTCGCCTGTTTCCAAATTAATATTCCCTTCTCCATATTTGTCATTCAATTCCTTTCCTAATTCACCCTGCTGGGATCGAACTTTTTCTAGTTCTGTTAGAATTGATGATTTTTGAACTTCAAGTTGACCTAAATTATATGTTAATCTAGTAATTTCTCCTTGAGTGGATTTAATCTTTTCTATTTCATTTTCTTGCAACTTTATTACTTGGCTCATAACAATTATGTTTTGATGATAAATATATATTAATTATTTATACTTTAATAAGTATTGGATTTTCTTTAAAACAGTTTCTGGTTTTATTGATTTATGGCAAATATGTTGAGATATTGTACCTTGATGTTTAGGGCACCAATCCCATTTTCCTTTATCAAACATAAATCTTTTATCAACCCAACAATTATTACATACTGAATAGTCTTCTATTTTGGTTAAATTATGGGTCATTTCATAACCATATGGGATAAAATTATTTATCATTAAAGTATGTTTATTCATTGCCCAATTAAACCAAGATAAACCAGAACCTAAACCTATAAATAGATCTGCGTGGTAAAGGTAATTATAAGTATCTTTCCAACTTAACTTTTCTTTATTTATTATGTTTGTTCTATTAAATCCTTCATAAGATATATTAACTACTTTATATCCTAATTCAGTTAAATTTTTAGATAAAAGTTCCCAATAATGATAGGGCCATTCTTTTAATTCAGCTGTAGCACGAGGTGCTATACAAATATATTTTCCTTTTATAGGGCGTTTGCCTGGGGTAAAATCGATTCCATGGTTTATTTCTTTATAAGGTAAACCTAACATATCTGTAGTTGATTGTATTAATGGAATTGTATTTGGTTTATTTAAATGATAGTTTCCCTCATCCCACTGTTCATCTGTTTTAAACCATCCTAAAGCATAATGGGCATAATAATCTCCCCCAATACCTGGAGGTGAAAAATTAATATTTTTATATTTATCTAAATTTTCAAACCATTCATTATGAAATGAAGATACAGTAACATTACATTTATATCGTTTTTGAAATTCTACTATTTGGGGCATCCATGCTAAAGTATCTCCTACTGATTTAGATTCAAATGTAATTTTTACATTTTTATTTGTTAAATTAAATGTATGTTCTATTTTATTATTGACTTTAATAATCCAATTAGTATACCACCTTCTATTAGCTTGAGTCCACATATTGTTTTTAATAGTAGAACTATGGATAACTTGATTAGTATCACCATTTATAAATTCGATAAAATATTCAGCTTCAATATCTCCTTTAATTTCTATTTTAGGAGTTAAATCAAAACTAACTAACAATTTATTACCCATTAATTACAGATTTATATAGGTTTATATGTTGATCCGCAAAAAGTTTAACACTATTACTATAATCTTTTATTTTATACTTAATTGGAGAGTGAATCGTGTTTATTAAATTTATTTTATCTTTTTTTAAATTGCTAGAAAGAGGAACTATAAAAGGCAAATATTCATCATCATAATGATCTAAATTATGAGCCATTATTTTTATATTATTAGAAATAGCTTCTTTTAGTACAATAGGGTTACATTCCCATGTAGAAGTAAATAACATCATATCTGCCATTTTAAAGTATTTATTTATATCACTTCTTTCGCCTAAAATAAAAACATTTGGAGGTAAATCTTTCATTAAAGGTTCCCAATAATTTTTAAAATTAGGGGCTTGGTTGCCTAAAAAATGAAATATATAAGTCCAACCATATTTTTCATATAACATTTTTGCTAACTTTATAGCATATTCTTGGTTTTTACCTGGGGTCCAAAGCCCAATATTAATTATATGAAACTCTCCTTTGGTTAACCACCCATTTTCTTCTAATAATTCTTTTTGGGTACTAGGATATTGTATAGTAGGATCAATTGGAAAAGTTACTAAAGACTTCTTACCTTTTTTACTTTTAAAAGTATTATTTAAGTGGTAAGGAGTAACAAAAGCATACCCATCAGGATCTATTTTTTTCTCAATATCAGGTTTAAAATACATATTATGGCAAGTTTCTATAACCTTCCAAGGATGTTTTTTATCGTATAGTTCTTTTTGTAATTCAAAATTAAAAGGATTATGGGTATCAAATCCTTCAGGAATTTCCTCTATGTGAATTATATCTATTTGTTTTTTATAACAAAAATCAATTATTGTTTTTTGTGATTTTTCTTCACCAAAAAAGCTAACAAAATTTTCTCCTAATAGTTCTTCAATTTTATTTCTTTGGACTGTATAATCAATGCTATAACATTTCCATTCTATAACAAATATCTCTACATCCGTATAACCAAGTAATGCCTCAATACGCTTTAATAAAAACGCGGGCATACCTCCTGTGCTTAAATGTGGTGCTAAAAATAAAACTTTCATTGATTAATAATATAATAACCTTTATTTATTTAATCAAGGAACATCATTAATATTAGTTACTGTCTCTGAAGTAATTGATACCTTAGCTTTTGAGTTTACTTTTTTAAGTGCGGTAACATCTTTTTGCATTACTTCAGGTATAATATACCCTCGTAATCTAATATCAAATGCTCCTTTAACCAAACGATCTTTACCTGCTGTTAGTTCTGTAGTAGTTTGGAATGAATCAATAAATGATCTAAACTTGAATCGTTCAGGATCACCCCAATATGAATCTGAG